AGCGCCACCACCACCGCCGCCACCAGAGTAAGTTCTGGAAGTACCGTCGTAGGCGTTGCTAGACCCTGCGCCGCCTGCGCCGCCACGACTTTGACCACCAGCACCCGTTCCACCTGCGCCACCAGCACCACCACCACCGCCACCAGCAGTAGCACCGTCAGCATTTCCGCCGTTGCTACCCTCGCCGCTGATACCTGAGCCACCTGTACCCGTAGAAGTACCGCCGCCACCACCAGACGCACCATTGCCGCCAACGCCACCAGAACCGCCGCCGCCTCCGTTGGCGGTATTTAGAAACGCTGACGCTGTGCCGTTACTACCCGTTTGATACCAACCGCCATTTGCACCAGAACCACCAGCGCCCACCTTCACCGTGTAAGTCGTCTTACCAATAATCCCTGAACCCGTGACAAAACCACCGCCACCGCCACCGCCACTTTGTTCGCTGTAGTTTGTGCGACCACCAGCACCACCGCCGCCGACCAGCAGAAACTGAACATTCAGATACGCCATAGTCGGCACAACCTGTGACGACTGCGATGACACATACCCAAGTTGGCGGCGAGCCGTAGCCATCAGTTACGCTTCGATTCTGTTCACAAAACCGTGAACCACAAGCACGTTAGTCGTACCAGCGAATGCACGCACCACCAAAGGCGTAGCGTTACCTTTCAAAACTAGACCAGGGATAACAGTAACGAGACCAGCCTCAGGCAACACAGTAAGTTCGATGTTGCCGTTCGGCGCTGTGGTCGTTCCCCACTCGACAGTCAACTTCACGCTCGACGTAGAAGTGTTGACTGCGTAGAGCCAGATCTCGTCGTACGTGGTTGCTGTTGCGCTCGCTGTGTGGATCGTTGTACCAGATGACGCGGTAGCAGCAACGAGAATGCCTTGTCCGTCTGTCGATCCGCTGAGTACGATTTTGCTGTAAGTAGCCATGTTGCCTTTCTAACTGAACACTTGCACTTGAAGAACATCAGCACCACCAGCGATAGCAACCCACTGCGTGCCGTCGTACACCTGAACGCTATTGGTGTCCATAAGATACGACATCATACCTTCGGCGAGCACAGGCTCGCCCACACCGCCAAACGCTGCTGTGCGTGCCGCTTCGTTGGCGAAACGCATAACAGCCTGATCCATGAGATACGTGTTGACTTGCGCAGCAGTGAGGATATCACCACTGGCAAACAACTTAGCGCCTGCACCTGCCATGCGACCAGTTTACCTTACGTCAACGCGTTATCGGCGTCAAGCACACCGTACACGACATCGTCGAGAATAAACTGGTAGACGATGTTGGCGAATCGCAGACCGAACTCGATTACGTGAGTGCCTGCGGTGATGTTGTGGTTGATCCGCTCAACCAGGTACGGCTGAGTGACCGACGCAGGTGTTCCAGTTGAGTAGGTACGTGTGACGTTGATAGGTGTGCCGATCTCGATGCTGTTGACCACGTCGCGATCGATGTTATCTAGACCAGTGAGGTTGATGCGCATGTTGTCGAATCGGTACTGCGGTTGACCGAACTGAGCCAACAGGCTGTCGGCTAAGTCCAACGCTTGACCGTCAGTTGAGAACAGCGCGTTATCGAGCGCGTAAGTCGACACACCGAACTCAGTCTGGCTAGCGTTGTCATCTGCTGCTTGCAGCGCGCCGCCTTCACGTGTTACTTGGATACGGTTGTAGAGAAACTCCTGTCCGTACATGATGTCGAGCGACTGGTATGGGATGCCGATACCGTCATCTGAGAACGAAGCGATAGCCGCAGGTGCGAAGGTGTAATCGGTGCGATCTGTGAAAGTGAGCGTGCCGTCAGCCGCGACGAAAAACAAACCACGCTCGGCTTCAGCACACTGCTGCAGATACGACAGCGCGTTGGTGTTCGCATCTACTTGATATGCACCGAACGTTGCCGTACCCGTGGCGATGTTGCGCGATGTCGCTGGATAGTTGATCTCTGGTAGGTCGAGGATCGATGTTACACGTGCACCGCTCAACTCGACGCCAGGTGTGAACGCAGCGCCAGTGAACGTACTGCCGAGCAGAACGAAGTCGTCTGCTGCGGTGATCACCACGGTGCTGAGGTTGTTGAAATCATATTGCAGGTCGATGTCTGCGATACGACCTACGAACACGTCGATACCGTTCAACTTGACGGTCACTTTACGGCGTGGTGTCACACCGCTACGTCCGCTGATCGGATCCCAGTACGGTGAGTCTTCGTTGATCGGATCGAACCGTCTATCGTTGTTGTTCAACGTAACGGTGCAACGTCCAGCAGGGAAAGCGTCTAGTTGTGATGATCTGCCGCGTGCAACGCTCAACACTTGTATATACGGTGCGACGTCGTCACCGAGCAACGTACCGTCGAGGTAGTCGTCATCTAAAACTCCGAGTGTAGGCGAGTCGAGCGTAAACGGGTTGACTGGGAAGCCCAGTTCCATGAGTACGGCGACTTCTTCGCCAGATCGGAGTACGGTAGCCATCAGATAGCGATAGCGTACTGAGCCGTGACTGGTATGTAGCCGTTGCTACGTTCGTAGTCGCGCAACGAGTCGACGATCACCTGGGCGATCTCACGTGAATCAGCACCCATACCAGCGTTGATAGTGTTCTGAATCGTCACACCACCAAAGAAATCAGGTACAGTTGGTAGCGGCGCTTGTGGCGATGTGATCGCCGCTGGCAAACTTCTAGCGAACGCACCAGTGGCACGCGATACGATACGACCACCGACATCGCTGCCGACCTCGGCGAGTTTCTCTTTCGCTTCACGTAGCGCGTTGGTCGCTTCCCACTCACGCCACAACTGATCGGTGACTTTCTCGCTCGCGTCACGTTCAGCGTCTTGCGCGTCGCGCAGATCTTTCAACGCTTCCTGATACGCTTCGCTTCCCTCTTTCGCACCTTCAACGATCTCCAGGTAGTGAGCCTGGGCGACGTTCTGTTCCAGTGTCGCGTCGCGTACGGCGTCGGTTGCGTCCTGTACGGCGTATTTCGCACGTTCCAGTTCACGTTCTGCCTCGGCAAGTTCTTCAGGTGAAGCAGCCAACTCACGCAACTTGCGCAGGTCGTCTTCAGCGTCACGTTGCGCGATAGTGGAATCGGTGACCGACAGTTTCGCCTCGGCGAGCGAGATCTCCGCACGACGGATATCGACCGCACTAGATTCTGGGTCGAGCCGCACCTTAGCAAGTTCGGCTTCAGCCTCGGCGACACGAAACACAGCCTCTTCGCTGGCGTACTTACTGCGCTCGACTTTACGTTCAGCGCTAGCAACATCGGCTGGGTCAGCAGCCAGATTGCGCAGATCGGCGAGTTTCTTCTCAGCAGCAGCCAAACTGCGCACAGAATCCTGCTGCGAGAGGTTAGCGTCGCGGATCCGCTTCGCTGCGTCGGTGACTCGGCGCATCGCGTCGATCGCTTCCTTGCTGTCTGCACCGTAGCCGCGTGTCACCTGGTTGAACTTGTTCTGCGCGTCGGTTACACGTTGCGTCGCCTTGGTCAGATCTTCACGTGCTTTGGCGATCTCTTTGCCGCTGCCGACCAAAGAACGTTCTGCGTCAAACACACCTTTCAACGCGTCGGTGTACTCTTTTATTTTCTGCTTAGCGGTTTTCACTGTTTTGGCGACTCCACCGCCGAAACCGTCCTCTTCGCCACCGCCAGTGCCGCCACCAGTGCCTGCGCTCTCCAGGCGACGTTCAGTGTTCTTAGCGTCTTGGATCGCCAGTGCGACGTCGTTTACTTTTTTGACGGTTTTGGCGGCTGCGTTAGAGATACGACCGAACGCAACTTCACCGATCTCACCGAGTTTAGGCATGTCAATGCCGACAGCACGGAATGCACCGCCGACGAAGTTGATCACTTTGATCACCGCGTTGATAGAGCGAATGAAAGTGTTCACAAACATCTCTAGCGCCGCGATAATAGCGTTGATCACCGTGTTCACGACTTTGCGGAAGCCTTCAAAACGGACATAAGCAGCCGCCACAGCAACACCGAACGCGATAATCGCAGCAACCGCGATACCTATCGGGTTAGAGAACAGCGCGACGTTGAACAAGTTCTGTGAGATCGCAGCAGCGATAGCGATCAGACGAAACGCAGCAAACGCAGCAGTCAACGCGATGATGAAGTTGACAACTTTACCACCTCGCTGAATGACGTCGTCGAGTTTGCCAGCCAGAAACGCGATGCCACCACCGAAGCCTTGCTCACCGAAAACACGACCTGCTTCAGTGGCGAACGGTACGACTTTCTGCACCATGAAGTTAGCGAAACGTTCGACCACAGGTAACAGCAACGTGCCGATCTCGTCACGTACGTGACCGAACGCAGCCTGAATACGGAAAGTGTCAGTGGTGGTAGCAGCAGCAGTGCCACCTACCTGCGTTTCGATCGCTTTCAACAACGTGTCTTGCGCTTTCAGCATCTGATTCGACTCTACGAGCGCTTTGATCTTCGCCTTCTCGGAATCGGTGAAAGTAACACCAGAACGTGCCAACGCGGTGATACCTTTGATCGGATCTTGTAACGCTTTACCAAGTTGCACCGCGTTCTGTTCTGCAGCGCCGAAACCAGCAGCAGCCAAATCGACAGCCGCAACAGTAGCACGGTCAAATGCACCACCGACTTCGTTCGCTGTTTTCGCGATGTTGGCGAAAGTGAGCAGTTTCGCCTGCGTCATCTTTATCGTTTCAGCAGTGACACCAAGTTCATACTCTTGCGCGTCGGCGAGTTTCTGCAGCCGCTGTGCTACGATATCGGCGTTGTCACCGAACAACTTCATCGAGTTGGCAACTGCCACCAGTCGGTCATCTGCTTGTTTCGCGTATTCAGCGCCTTTCACCATGTACGCACCGACACCACCTAGCGCAGCGGCTGCGATACCGCCATACTTAGCCATGTTGCCGATACCTTTACCTACGGCTGAGTCGAGCGTGCGCAACGCGTAGGTGCTTTTCGCACCTGCACCTTCCAGTTTCTTGAACTCGGTCAGCGCTCTGCGTATGCCTTTAGCGTCAAACTCGCTAACTATGTTGACGCCTAATGCCACAGTGCTAAGCCCTTCCGCGTGCGTTGATCGCCGCTTGTACCATCTTATCAGTCAACTCGATAGATCGCGATACGACACTCTCCACCATCGGCATGCGCTTCTCAACACCTTTATAGAGAACACGCGAACGAGCAACACCGATACGGCTCTGTCCCTTCGTTGGCGAGTAGCGATCCAAGTTCTTCACGAAGATGTTGTCTGTTTTACTGCCTGCTGAGTCGAGCACCGCACCACCAGGTGACATCTGGTTGATACGCAAAATGCTACGCTCACCGTTGCGCACTCGACCGATACCGACCTTCGGCTGCACCATGCCGCGAGCGTTAGATGGCTCGTACGCAGGAAACGGTTTCCCTTTTTTGCGTCGAGTAGACGGGTTGCCCACCCAGCGTGTCAGTGGTCGCTCTGGAAAATCGCCACCGACAGCATCAGCGAGCGGTTGCGCGCTGCTGTTCATCTGCGTACGCACTTCTTTGTATAGATCTTTCTCATACTGGCGCATGTAGCGCATCGCTTCCGCGACACCGTAGACACGTACACGCGTTGTCATAGCGACGTCGTCCGTTTGACGCGTCTATTCGCGTTGCGTTGCTGCTCGTTACGCCAGTGCATGTAATCCAGCATAGTGTTCAACATCTCAGGCGGCTCAGCCATTAGTACACTTGGCGCGATCCCTGTCTCGCAGGCGAGCGACGCAACAACCCAGTGCGCGCTCTTCAGTCCAAAGGGACGTCAGCAGACTCATCTTTCAACGTGACCTCGTCAACAGACTGGATCCACTCGGGATCGAACGCAGCCTGCGTACGTCCAATACGCTTAGACACCTGCCACGCAAGCCAAGCGATATCGGTCAACCGCATCTCATTCTCGAACTTCGCAACTGAACGATTCCACGTACGCTCGAATGCAACGAAGTCGCCGAAACGTGCGATCACTTCGTACTGTTCACCGTCGATCGGTTTGACGATCATCGCAAGTTTCATGCTATTACCTGTCCTTCAGTTATAGATGGATTGACTAGGCTGTTGCCTTGGCGAGCGATCCACCAGTGAACGAGAGACTGGTCATCGCCAACTCGCCAACCGCACCAGCCACAGGCTGATGAGAAGCGAGAAACGCATTCGAGATGGTATAACTTGGATTCGTTGCACTGACTGCACCGCTCGTCGGCTTGATTACGACAGTCGTGGTCGTGCCGACCAACGGGTAGATCGTGGCTTCTACTTCACTTGCAGCGAAGTCCTGCATGAACTCGATGTTGCACGACAGGTTCTGCAGACCACCAGTGAACTTGTGTCCAGTGTCGCCGAACGCAGTGACCTCGACGCTGTCGACCTCGTAGTTGAGTTCGACGCTATTCGCTTTGTCGCTGAGATCGACCGAGTTGATGGTGATCGATGCATTGGTAAGAACGAGAACAGCCACGGTTATTTCTCACTTTCGTCTGTGTGCTTGTCTTGCTTCCCACTGCGTGCGAGTTCGATGTGTCCAGCAGCGATGAGAGCAGCGACATCGGCGTGTACCAAATCTTGGTCATTCACCATGTCGCCGCGCTTCTTGCCAGCGAATCGATCACTCGTCACTTTGTAGGTTGCCATAACGACAAGCCTACACTAGAAACGACGACGGACGCTTCAAGCATGTACTGTCAAGTCGACGCGAACCGTAAGAAACTCGGCATCAGCCTGGGTCTGCGGTACGATAGCGAACGACGTCGGTACGACCAAAGTCTGACATACACCGCCGAGAGTGAGATCGCCTTCGAGCACAGCACGCAGCGACTTAGCGCCGCTATAACTCACGTAGTCATCGATGTTTTCAAACGCTCGACTGTCAGTGTACCTGCCGACCACGACGTAGATAGACCAGTACATCTCGACGTTGCCGCCACCGAAAGCGCGGTGGTACGACACCGAGTTGAGCACAGGATAGGCGACAGGTGGATTTAGTTGCTCAGGCTGATAGGCGTAAGTGCGCAGACCGCTGATAGTAGCCAGTCTTGTCTTCAGTCCTGTAGCGACTTGCGACACCGTCGCTGGCATTAGGCGATACCGTACTGCACGTAAGGCGAGAGCATGTCGCGCACGTCGGGATCGATCGCGCGCACCTGGATCGCCATATCTGCGAAACCGACGACACCGAGCGCTGCGTTGTAACGTGCAAAACCGCGCATCGCCAACAGAATGCACGCCTGGTTCACATCATCGGGGATCGCGCCCCAACCCCACACGCCGTTCAACTCAACTGCTGGGATCTCAGGTTGGATAACAATAGGGAATGTCTTACCGCCGATAGCGGTGATGCGGTTATATGGGCGTGACTGCAGCGCTGTGTTCAACGGTTGCAGTTGATAGTCGACGTTCAACGTCCAAGTGTCTTCATACGTACCGTCGCCGTCGTCATCTGTCTTCAACGTGATCACCGAAACCAGGTCGTTCTGCAGTAGCACGGTGTAGACGTCACGTGCATACATCTTCACGGTGTTGGTGGTCTGATAGAAGAATCGACCAGTGTAGCCGTCGATGCGACGTGACGCGCCTTCGATAGCGCCTTCCAACAGCGTGTCATCGGTTGAATCGCTGATTCGTAGCGCTGCTTTGACTTCTGCCAGTGTGCAGTAGCCGTTGGTGATAGGCATCAGATCTCGCGTTTCTTAGTTTTGCGCTTGATAGCGCGCTCTGCTACGGGTTCAGTGGTTGCCGTTTCGATCGGTTTATCACTCTCGACGTAGCCGAGAAGACGCAACTGCGCGGTTACGGCTGCAGCACGTTCGTGCTTGCCACGACGCTCGTAGCCGAGCCGCTCAACGAGCAGCGCTTCGATTTGTGCGCTGTTGTTTTGCATACAACCATTATAACACGAAAGCGGCGCACGGTGTTGTCACCGTGCGCCGCTTTGCGTGCAACTCGTCGTTCGTTAGAACGTTGGTGCGACGAGTCCCGTGCCGTTGATCTGCGCCCAGGCGTTCGGGTAGCGACGCGCTGTGAACGCGGCGTAACCGTAGACGATGATCTGCACGTCGAGTTCAGCGCCCTTGGGCTGCTCGAAGCGCAACATCATCGGCTCGCCGTTGCCCTGTTCCCACAGGTGCAACTCTTGCAAGTTGCCGACGTAGATCGTGTCCTGGTCAGTGCCAGCGCCCTGAGCGGTGCTCACGGTGGCGTCGGTGATGACAGGCAGACCTGCAATCGCATAGCCGCTGTTGCCGTACTGCACTGAACCTGCGCCAGTGGCGATCGGGTTCATCGCGTACGGTGTCGGCACTGCGAGTGGGCGGTTGGTGCTGTCGACTGCGGCGAGAATGAACGCCAAACGACGTGGGTGCATGATGATCGCATTCGGACCAGCGAAGAACGTGGTCTGAACCTTCTGC